GATCTGGAACGGTGGTACAGGGTTCATGCTGATCAAGAGACAAACCTTCAACAAGATGAAGAAGTTTGTTGCTACTTACAAGAATGACGTAGGTTTTATAGGTCAACAAGTAGGCAGAGAAGAGATCACAGAATACTTTGCTTGTGCTATTGAGCCAGGAACAGAAAGACTCTTGTCTGAGGATTACTTCTTTTGCTGGAAGGCTAGAGAGGCGGGTCTTAAGGTCTGGGCAGCACCCTGGGCAAGTCTAGGACACTTTGGGACCTACTTGTTCGAGGGTGGACTCTTACCAGCTCCTTAACGCTTGGCAGTCTTGGCAGCCTGTTTGAATGCCTTCCTAGTAGGGTAACCAGGCTGACCAGGTTTCTTTGCGGGTAGACCCGCTTTGCGTCTCTTGTTGATGTTGTAGTAAAGACCACGTTTTGCTTTAGGTGTTTTCATCTGCATCCCCATCTCTTTCTGGCAGCACGCCCTCTTTCTCCTGTCCAACTTTTACTTCTTGCACAAAATGACTTATGTCTTGGTCCTGATTTCTGCGGTGCTTTTAGGTTTGATCCTGTTGCTCGGTTGTATTTGGCTCGCCCTTTGGCTGTCAACCCTCCCCCCTTGGATACTGACTGTTTCTCTCCTCTGCCTACTGACAGGTTTGGTTTATCTGACATGATTATTTAATCCCTAAATAAGATCTAACTAAGTCAAGAGTTTTTAATTGTTCTGGAGAATACATCTCTTTTGCATTCTCAAACTGATTAAATGTATAACCTCTGAATATCTCAGGCAGACCCGTCATTTGATACCATTGTTCATACGGTCTGTTTTCCCCAAAATTGGCTGCATGGTACTGATACCGTTCTTGCATTGCTTTTGGATCTAATTGACTTTGAAATTGTTGGTAGAGCTGCTGCAGTTTTGGGTCTGTCTCTACTCCATAATGACTTACATAATCACCTAATATGTCTAGCGGAGTTGTTTTGGGATTAAAAACTTCTATGGCTGTTTGTTTTCCTTTTGCCCATTCTGGTAAGTCTCCACCTTTGTAAAACTCAAGCATATATTCTGGGTTTTGCTGTGGTGAATATTTGAATGCAACATCTTTGCCTTGCAAATAAGGATATTCTTTTTGTGCAGCCTCAAACAAACCAGCACCACGTTGCTGGGCAATAGTGTCTAGTACGGCTGGCTTTTCTGCCATAGCACTAAGAATTTCTTTATCCTCAGGCATATTGTCTAGTCCCTTGTTTGTCAATGATTAAGGCTTGTCTTCTAGGTTTGTCATCTGGGTGGGAAGGCACAGAAATGTGCGTCCATCTGTCAAACTCCCTGATGACCTGGTCAAACTGTAAGTCACTGGCAATTACAGACTTAACCACTTCGTCAGGAACCATCCCAGGAACACGAATGTCAGCAGCGCACCCAATACGATGCTGAGAAGTGTCTTTACTTCCGACTGCATCATTGACTTGCTTACTTCTAAACGCGCTGTTAACCATGACCGGCTTGCCACCCAGAAGTTCTTTAACTTGCTCCAGGAAGATTGCAAGACGGACAAGGTTTGCTCTTTCAGACTCATTAGGTTCATTGTCAAACTCCCGATGTTCGGTGATTGTTAACTCTTCTAGAGTAAAGTTTTTAGTAAGAATAGTCATTTTGAAGGCGTACTCTTGTGAAGTAAATCATCTTTAGCCTGGCTACCAGCTGAAGATCCGAAGTAAAACGCAATGATCCCCGTCCAGGCAGTGCCTAGACTGCCCAGCATCAGCATCAAGGCATCACTGGTCTTGAACGTCTCTAGCATCATTCCAACCAGGATACCGAAGAATCCTACAGTGACGAGAATAGCGAGCGCTGGGGGAATAAAACTGCGAGTTGTAGCCTGGAGTTCTCTGGCAGACTTTCTATCGTCTACAGCCAGTTTTGCGAAGTCTAAGCCTAGTTCCTGTGCGCGAGCCTTAAGTGCTAACTCTGCTTGTTGGATAGAGGCAATCTGATCAGCTGTCAATTTACCAGAGCTGATGGTGTCTTGTACTTTCTCTGGATCTATTCCCAGGGCAGACGAGACCGCATTGACTGCTAGACCAGCCAGTGGTCCACCCAGAGCGGTAGCCAGTGTAGGTGCAATTGATTTAAGCCAATCCATCTATTTACTCTCCCCGTGATATTTAGACTTCTGATACTCTGAATGAACGTAGTACATCAACCCAACAAATTCTAGTACAAGGATCAATACAGCGCTACTGATAACAACTCTGTACTGGTATTTTTCGAGGAGGACTTTCCTTTTGCGGACAGCCTCCTGAGCAGCTTTTTTGCCTCTCGCTCGGCAGCCTCTTGCTCCTTTCTGAGCCTTGCCCTTTCTTTCTCAAAATCACCCCAGATACCTCCCCAGCCTGGTGTCTGGTAGATCATAAATTCTCTAAGTTCTTTTTCTTGTTCTGCAAGCTGCCTGACGCGCATAATGTTGTCAAACGCTTGTTTATTCAAACTGACCCCTTTGGGTGGGGGTTTCTTTTTAGCCTCTTCTGTGGCAATCTCTAGGACTTCTTTAGCCTCTAGAAATGCACCTATGTGACCAGACACTTCACCAGTGATCTCGGTGACATCAGCTGCTACTGCCTTTGCCTCTTTGTAAAGGTCAACGCACTTTCTGACTCCCGCAATAGCAGCCTGTGCCATAGCAAATGCTGATATGGGATCAATCAAAGACCCTCACCAGGCGTAAAGTAACATTCAGATGTTGCTTCACCAATAAAAGCCACATACAAAGGTGTAGTGGGGCTGAATTGATAAGGCACTGTAAACACTTTAATTGTTCCTGGTACTGACACCAAGGCGTATTGTGGAGACGCATTAGCTGGAGCCACTGCCGTCACACTAGCGTTTGAGCTGACATTAAAGTAAACAGGTTGCCCACCAGATCCCGTAGGTTGGTGGTTAGCCACACATATCTGGTTGCAAGGACTGTCAGGCGTGATGGTGATGATCTGGCTTGTGATTGTTACATTAGCCTTGTAGGTCTTCCCCATTGCCTGGAAAGCAATATTGTTAGCCATTAGTAAACCTTTCCACCACCGCCAGATGTTGGTGACTTCTTGGTGTTGTAAGTAGGTGTATCTGAAAAATCAAATACAGATCTGAAACCACCTTTAGGCAATGTGCCAGGCTGCCATCTAGCCATGTCAGCAGACCCGTCTCTGGGTAACTGAGGGCGTACAGACTTAGCTATTTGCTGATTTACTTCATGGGGTCTCTGGTGATCAGAGTTTGCCATGTTTTTGTTTTGAAAGGCATCACTGGGAATCATTTGATTCTTGCGGTTGTGGCTTGGCATTATTTCTCTCCTTGTTTCTGACTATGAGATAACTGAATACTACGAATATACCCAATGTTGCTACCCTTGTCCAATCGCCCGCCCAGAGGGTGTAACAGGCAAGACCGCATGACATCACTAGCGCTAGAATAGTGATCAATCTGTCTGAGATTACGTTGAGTGCTAAACGAATTAAAGAAACTGAATCCATGATTACTCCTTTTGTTGTGGATAATCATATTATCACTCATCTTTATCATCATCTAACCCCATAAAGCCAGACCCCCATTCATCATCTTGCATCTTCATCTTGATTGCCTCAAGTTTTAATGCCCTGTCTATTACTTTAGTTTTATCGTTGATGGTGGCAACTGGGTCAATCATTACCGCTCTCAGCATCTCTGAGATTGCTTTTTCAAGTTCTGGGTTTAGACCTTTTTCTTTTTTCTTGCTCATGTTTACCTTGGATATTGTTCTAATGCGCCTGGTAAAGCATAAGGTGCGACATAACCTTTGGTCATTGCACCAGTGACTTTTCTTTGCTGCTCTTCTGCTTTTCGAGCCAATGCCAGTTTTTCTGCTAACTGCTTAGATGTCGCTCCAGGAGTCATCAACGATTGTTGAATAGATGAAGTAACTGGCGGGGTCAATCCTGTGGTTTTACCGTAGATGGTAGGAGCCAGTTGTAGTGCTGCACCTTGAAAATCACCTTTGAGTAAAGGCGTTACAAATCCTACATCTGCTTTACCACCTTGTTCTGCAATGTCTGTCAGTACACCAGATGTTTTAGATCCAGCAGAAGGCAACACAAAACCTCTGGTTCCAGACATAGCTTTTTCTGTTTCCATCCTGTTGGCAAATACATCAAAGGCAGCTTTACTAGGAAAAATAGGACGCAACAACTCTCTTGCTTTAGGTGAGGCAAATATTGCAGATGCCTTATCTGCCATATCTTTCTTACCCGCCAGAGCCTCCTTGACCGCCTGGGCAGCTCCTAATCTAAAATATTCTTGTTCTACAGGAGTTAACTTATTGAAAATAAAAGAAATATCAGTAGGATTGATTTTGAAAATATCTCTACCTTTTTCCAACATTTCTGTTGACCTGGTAGGACCAGCCCAAACTTTTCTGGCTTGACCATACGCTGGGTTTGCTTTATCTAAATATTCTAAATATTCATTTTTAAGTTTGATCAGTGATACACCAATTGGGTTGTACTTACCTAATTGTTGTTCTTTTTCAATAGCATCGTCTAGTCCTCTTTTGATCAAATCATAAATTCTAAAATCTTGAGAATTAACGCTACCTACCTTACCAGGAAGAGGTGGGATTTTTAATCCATCTGTTTTATAAATCTTTTTACCAAAACTTAAAACTTCATCAGGCATTCTCTGTAACAAAGTTTTTAATTCTGGTGTAACAACCATGACAGCATTATTTGCTTGTTTGTATAACGGGTCTGCAGCAGCTTTTCTGATTGCATCTAAATCTTGTTTGAGTGCATTGATGTCAACGCCTCTTTTACCTGTGATGGTTTGCTCTACATCTTTGATGATGCGAGAATATTGATTTGCTTGTCTATCATTCAAGAACTGGGTAACTTCTTGTCGAGCTGGTCCTGGCACTGCTGCAGCCGTTCTCATCAACGACCTGACATTTTCCCCAGCAACGTCAGCAACCGTTACCTCTGCACCTTTGCCAGACTTATTCATCTTTTCTATCAACTGTTCTGGAGTTGTTTTGTCTGCCTCAAGTGCAGCTGCTATTTTTCTAGCTGCTTGAGTTTCTGGATTACCAAACAAAGTGCGGAATGCTGGACCAGCAACATTCACAATACCGCCTAATGCTAGACCAGCTGAACCTCCAGTAACTGTTCCACCTAAGACCGCCTGTGGAACATCTTCTATTTTTTCAGCACCACCCGCACCAAACTTTCCACCTATCTCTGCACCACTAATGCCCATCTTGATAAACTCAGGAAGGGATTGATACAGACCAGGACTGTATTTTTCAATGGCTTTTAGGGTTAAGTCACTGACCATGCCACCTACTCTCTCGGCAGCCTTTGCAGCGGGTTGTAATGCTTTTACAGCTCCCATACCACCAGTTACTATTGCTGGTGCTACTGCCCCCGCCATTTGATAACCCGCAGCCTTGAGTGGGTCTGACGCTTCATATTCGCGTAATTGTTGACGTTCTGCTTTGACTCCTTCTTCATAACTTGGTTGACCAGGTATAAGTGAACGTCCAGCTGCCAGAGCCTCTTCTCCAAACCCAAACGTCAATCCTTGCAGAGCCTCTTTTAACTCTGGTCCACCAGGTATAGGTTGTACTTGTTTATCTGCCATGTGGAACCTCATTAGCTATTTGAGTTCTAAAATAATCTTGATAGGATTTTCTGTTTTTATTTACTTCTATTGGTTTTGATGGATCAGTTGGTTTTTCAAAAAATGGATTTGCAGCCATGTAATCATTCCATGCACTTTCTGCACCATTAACAGAATAATATGTTCCAGCATATTTTTCAAAAAAATCTGCCTTTTGTTTATTTAGTTTGGCAGCCTCTAACTTTTGTTCAATAATTCTTCTGTTGGTTTCTATAGGATTTTTCAAATTAAAAGTTGTTTTTGCCATCTGTTCACGTTCAGTACCCGTTAACGCTCCTTCACCTTTAATGTATAAATTTCTTTGATCGTTATTGGATATAGCTTCAAATGAACTTGCGTCTGCACTGTTTAAATTTTGATAATAACCCATACCAGTTGCACCAGGTCTACCCGTACTTATTCTGTTAAGAATGTTCATGGCTTGTGTCATGTCATTGATAGTTTGATTTGCTTTTTCAGATCGTTCATTTTCTAGTTTTATAACGTCTTCTGCTTTTTTATATTCAATTCCAAAAATAGTTAATCTTTCTTTTGGAGTTCTTCCTGTGTAAGGCAATGTTTTAGGTATTGGCAATCCTAATAAATAAGATTTTTGTGGGTCTACTTCGCCTAAAGTTGATTCATCTTTAGGTTTTTTCTTGTCTTCAGCAATTGCTCTCATAGTCTGATCATGTTCGCGTCTTAAAATTCTGTCTTGTTCTTCTTTGTACAGACGGTCTTGTCTTAATTGCTCATGCTCTGCTAACTTTTGTTCTGCTGCAATTCTCTTGTCTTTAAGATCAACCATAGCCTTGACAACTTGGAAAGGTTTTATAGGACCATACTTTTCCATCATGTCACTAACAAGTGTTGCATTGTGTTGCGCTGCAGTTGTTCTTAATGCTGCCATACCAGCGTCTCTGTCCACGCTGTAAAGCTGCATATCATCTTGCATTTTCTTATAAAGAGAGTCTATGGTCTTGTCTAGAGTCTTGATGTTTTCGTCATAGACCGCCTTCTCTTTGTTGTAAAGGTCTTGTCTACCCTTCTGGTGACCTTCTAGCATCCCGTTCATGGCAGACAAGGCAGCTGTAGCATTGCCCTTGCCTCTGCCACCAATCATAAAACCCATTAAATTTGTGATTGTGAATAAAGTTCCTAGGTCACCGGCAGTCTCCTGATTAGGCACAAACTTTTTGTCTGCTCTCTCTATGGTCTTTTGTTCTATCAGCGCTCTGGTGGGACTTGTTCTCATCTTTTCAGCTGTTTCTTTAGCCAAAGTTTCTTCACCTTTAGCCAATATTGCTTTCTCTTGCGCTTGTCCTTTTTCTTTTTCTTTTACCATTGATGCCTCTGCCTCGGCAGATTCCACCAACTGCTCATCCAAACTCTTAGGTGCTTTAGGTTTTGGAGGTGCTAGATCCTGGGCGCTGAATGCCCCAAATGTTCCTGATCCTAATTGTCCTAGTGTTGCTGCCATGATGCCTCCTTATGCCTGTGGTGTTGCTGTGGCAGTTGTACCGCCT